TATCGGGGTTAATGATGAGACGACAATATGGTTTCATCAACGGGATGGATTCGAAGATAAGATCATAGACTATTATTCCAATTCTGGCCTCGGTTGGGGTCATTATGTCAAGATATTACAGGAGAAAGAGTATATTTACGGGAACCATTTTCTTCCTCATGATGGCGGGAAAAGGGTAATGACCACATCAGAAAACCCGAAGACGGCTGAACAACAACTTTATGACCTAGGCTTACGCAACCTCCATATCATCCCCAGGACGCCAACAAAGATCGTTGCTATAAACGAGAGCCGGAAGTTTTTGGCAACCTGTTATTTTGATATTGAGCGATGCGAACGTGGGATAAAGTGTTTAGATTTTTTCCGCAGGGAATGGGACGAAGACAAGTCTACCTTCAAGGACAGCCCTTTGCACGATTGGGCTTCGCATGGATATGACGGATATGAAACGCTGGCCCGTGGTATTTTAAATATTGGCCCTGGCGTAATGGCAGATAACGCGCGGCAACCTCGGAAACAGACACAAGGACGGCGACCACATCCAGACTGGCGAGTAGGTCGGTAAAAAAAGGAGCAAAAAAGAGAATTTAAGTTTTTTATTAAATTAAGCCGTGTCATGGCATAAATGCCAACTAGCCCCACGGTGGATACTTAAAGAAAAAAGTGTTAGGCAAGAGGATGCAAAATGACAAACTGGAAAGACAGATTTGACCACATGACGCCGAAGCAGGAGAACACGGTTGATAGAATACTGATTGATGTCTATCGCCGCGCTGCTGCTTGTATCCCTGATGACTATGTGATATTATCAGTCAGCTATCAACTATTTGTTGAGGGCACCGGCGAATACCAGTATCTGCTGTCAATCGGTAAGTTGGGTGATAGCGATGTGCCTGAGATCATCGGGCAGGCGTCAGCGTGTTTTGATAAGATGCCTGGGCCAGGAGTGATTGAGAAATGGATTGCGAAGATAGAAAAAGTTTTATAATAAACAATTTTGGCTGTATGCTTCTGAGGATGGTAAGACGTTAAAAAATAATACTTGCATTTTTTGCAGGAATATGTATATAAACAGATAATCAGTACTATTTTAAATTAGCGGTTACGGATAGCTCCCTCACGGAGGATTAGCTAAAGCCCGCATGTGATGCACTTCGGTGTGTCCATGCGGGCTTTTTTATTGTGCGATGAAAAAAACATATAAACTCGACCTATCCAAATACACCAAATTTCTCGAAGAAATCCTCTGGCAGCCTGCCTGGAGATCCAGAGCCGATAAGGAAAGTGATTACTATGACGGTAATCAGCTTGACTCCGAAGTCCTTCAGGCACAAGCCGCACTCGGAATCCCGCCAGCAATAGAACCAATCATCGGCTCAACAATAGATTCAGTCCTTGGAATGGAAGCCAAGATGCGCCTTGACTGGCGTGTCAAGGCAGAAACCGGATCTGACGAACTTGCAGAAGCGATCAACGTCAGGCTTAATGAGGCAGAGCGCAAGAGCAAAGCCGACCTCGCATGTACTGACGCATACGCATCACAAATAAAAGTCGGCCTCGGTTGGGTCGAAGTCTCCCGCAATCCCAATCCCTTTGAATACAAATACCGTTGCCGGGGAGTCCATCGCAACGAAATATGGTGGGATTGGCTTGACAAAGAGCCAATGCTCGAATCTTCTCGCTATCTTGTCAGACGTAAATGGATGGACGTAGACCAAGCTGCTTTGATGTTCTCTGGCAAAGAAGATTTAATCCGTGGCGCAGGGACAGGATGGCAGGCAATAGACTTGACGTCACTCTCTCTTGATGGCGGGACTTCAACTACTCTTGCGATGAGCCAGGAATACGAACGCGGCTGGTCAATCGAAGAAATGGAGTGGCGAGACGTAGCCAACAACAGGGTGTGCCTGTTTGAGTGCTGGTATCGCGTGTGGGAAAAAGCTCTCGTTATCAAAACACCTGATGGACGAGTGGTCGAGTACGACCCAAAAAAACCGGCCCACATGATGGCTATCGCAACAGCGAAACTCAAACCAGTCATGGCGCTGGTCAGCAGGATGAGGCTCTCATGGTGGCTTGGGCCTCATCTTCTTTGGGACGGGCCGACTCCTTACAAACACAACAAATTTCCATATGTGCCGTTTTGGGGAAAAAGAGAAGACCGCACCGGCGCACCATACGGGCTTATCCGTGGCATGATGTATCTGCAGGACGAAATCAACGTTCGCATATCCCGTATGCAGTGGATGCTGGCCGCAACAAGGACTATCAGGACAGAGGGTGCATACGCAGGATCTGATGCAGATTTGCAATATGAGGTCGGCAGACCCGACGCTGATATTGTTCTTGATGCGCAGAAAATGCGCGATGGTGGGGTATTCAAGGTTGACCGCGACTTTGAACTTAATCAGCAGCAATACCAGCGTCTTGTTGACTGCCGGGAATCAATCAAGCGTGTCTCGAATATCCATGACGCCTACATGGGACAAGGTGGTGAGGCAAAGTCCGGGGTAGCGCTTGATACATTGGTTGAGCAGTCATCCCAAGGGTTGGCTGCAATTAACTCGAATTTTAAGCAAGGGAGAACAGCGGTTGGCAATTTGTTGCTTGAATTAATTATTGAGGACATGGGCAGCGAGCAACAAGAGATTATTATCCCGGCTTCTGTTTCCAAGCCGGAAAGACCAGTACAAATAAATGTGCCGGTTGAAGAAAATGGTATTCAGTATCTTGACAATGACATTCAGCGGGTGTTGTTGAGGGTAGAGCTCTCAGACGTCCCGAGCACCCCGACATTCAGGGCACAGCAGCTTCAGACACTTGGCGCTGTGCTTGAAACAATGCCTCCTCATTATCAAGTTGTAGGGTTCCCGTTCCTGCTGACACTGATGGATATTCCTAACCGAGAAGAGTTCCTTGCCGCTATTAAAGATGCTGATCAACAGATAACCCCGGAACAAGTCAAGCAGATGGTTGAGGACGCCAAGAAACAAGTCAAGCTCGAAATCATGACAGCTCAGAAAGACCGTGAGCTTGATATCAAAGAGAAACAGTCAGATGTCGACCAGATAAAGAAAGGGATTGAAGCTCTGCTGTCAGCGATGGAAGCAGCCGGGTACCTCCAGCAAAACCCGGCAATAGGCGATATTGGTGACGCAGTTGTAGATGTTGCCAAAGGAATTGTCGATGAAACACAAATTCAAAATATCCAGACACCTCCGGCACCACAACCGGAAGCATACCAGCCAGAGCAGGAAATGCCGGGCCAAGAAATGCAGGGAGAAATAAACCAATGAAACGTATTTTTTTAGCAGCTCTTTTCACCCTCTATGCAAGCCAAGCTATCGGGGCAATGACGTGTGTTGATTCCGGGCAAATAACCCCGGAGAGATCTGGGACAGGTAACACGTTGCAGGTAGTGACATGCACGTTTGACACTACCCCCGGCACAGCGGTTGCCACTATCCCAACTGGTGTTATGGCGCGGCTTGATAACAAGTTCTGTTGGATTGACATCGTGCCGGGAGCAACAGGCCCGACAGACAACAGCGACCTGCAAATTGTTGATAGCCGTGGGCTTACAATCATCTCCGCATCCGGCAGCGGGTTGAACGTAATCGACAACACGGCAAGCACTTTTAATATAATGGGCGAGGGCGAGGCAGGGAATGTAGCATATCTCCACCCGCATGCACCGTATCAATGGACAGTAACAGTAACTAATAACGCAGTAAATAACTCATCTTTCCTCATGTATATTGAGGCAATACAATAAAAAGACAGGAGAAAACGAAATGGAATTAACAGCCTTAAACAGTTTGGAAGTTTTCGCGGCAGGGTCAGCGAATGCAACGGAGCCGACATACCATATCTCGTATGAGGATGAGTATTACAACAGCGGCAAAAAGATTCCCGGCAGCACCGCAGGGTCGATAACCGGCGCAACAGATAAAACAATCCTTGCCGCGCCTGAAGCTGACTTTGTATCACGCCGGGTGAAGAGTTTGGTTATCTACAACGCCGACGATACCAGCAGCACCGTGACATTACAGCGTGATGTTGACGGCACTGAAATTCCGATTATCAAAGCCGTTCTTGCCTCTGGGTATTCCCTGGTTTATGACGGTCGCGGGTTTAGCGTATCACCTTATGAAGCATCTGCCTCCGACTCCAAAGCGACCAGCAACAGTGTTGTTATCAGTTCCAACCTTGTCACTTCGGACTCAAAAGCTGCGAGTAACAGCGTGTTGATTTCCGGCAATACCAGCAGGGCAACCAGCAATAGCGTTATTGCCTCGACGAACTTGTCCGCATCAACCAGCCGGGCAACGTCAAATAGTGTAATCGCTTCGACCAATCTTTCGACTGGCGATTCAAAGGCAACGTCTTTGTCTACCATTGCTTCGACAAACCTGTCAGCTTCGACAAGCCGGGCGACTTCGAACAGTGTAATTGCATCTTCGAACTTGGCAACAGGAGACAGTAAGGCGGCAAGCTTGAGCGTTATTATTTCAACCACAGACTCAACTGTAGCGAGTTACCACGCTTAATGAAAATTTGTCATTGGACATTAACAAATGGGTCCGGCCTGCACCATATGGCGCGGGATATCTCAGCTGGTGAGTGCAAGGCCGGGCACGATTCTTTCCTGGTAAGTACACAGACGGAACAACTGCAAGACGTGGACGCTGATGTCCATGTTTTACATTCTCACATCCCAGACAAAATTTTGTTAACAGGGAAAGCGAAGAAGGTTGTGTATGTCGCGCATGGAACGCCGGAACATTGTTTTCAGTCGGCAGTGGAAGCCGGGTTAAACCATGGGTACGGTGCTGGCGATGCGTGGATGATGCTCATGAATTATTTGAGGATTGCTGACGCAACCGTCACATGGTGGCCAAGGCATCAGGCGATACTCAAGAGCATGGCAAACAAAAACACACGGGTTGAACTTGTGCCGATGGGTGTTGATACATCGACATTTAAGCCAATGCCAACACGCGGGAAGTATGCCGGTAATCCTTCTGTTTTCACGGCTGAGAACTGCCATTATATCAAATGGCCTTTGGATCTGTTTATGTTGTGGCCGTGGGTGGTTAAGGAAATCCCGGACGCTGTGCTGCATGCCCATTATCTGCCGAGAGATCAGCATCGTTGGTTTATGCCGCTGGTCTACAGTAACGGGACGGCATACAAATCGTATCTGAGCGGTACACCGCTTGCTCAGGAAGATTTGATAAACGCTTTCTGCTCGACTGATTTTTATATTGGCTTGGTGCGCTACGGTGACTTTGACCGGCTGGCGATGGAAGCGAAGGCTTGTGGGGCTAAACTGATATCCTACCGCGGGAATGAGTATGCTGATTATTGGATAACCGAAGGCGATCAGAGAGAAATGGCAAAGGAACTGGTTGCAATCCTGAAAGGCGAAGTCGAGCCGAGGAAATGCTTGCCTGCAAACGATATCTCTGAAACGGTCAAGGCTATGGTGGCATTGTATGAAAGCCTGTAAGACTTCATTGATAAGCGATGATTGTGTGATCATGTCAGGTACTGTGATTCACCATTTTTGCAACATTTACAATGAAACTCATATCGGGCACGATTGCAACATAGGGTCATATGTTGAAATATCAGGAGCATCAATAGGCCATCAAGTCTCTATAGGCGCATATTCGTTTATTCCCCAGGGAGTGACAATAGACCATAGGGCAAGAATAGGGCCAAACGTACATTTCACGCATGAATTCCCGCCAAGAGAACGTGGCGATTGGGCACCAATTTATGTTGGCAAGGATGCAATGATAGGCACAGGTGCAATCATCATGCCCGGTGTGACAATTGGTAATAAGGCAATAATCGGGGCAGGCGCGGTTGTAACAAAATCTGTTCCAGAAAACGAAATATGGGCGGGTGTCCCCGCACGAAGAATTAAACCGGGTAATCCGGCTTAACCTCCTATACGCGGCCCGGCGACAAGGGCAAGGAGAAAGGCAGTATGAAAACGATAGAAGAAATGAGCACCGAAGAAATGTTGAGCCTGAGTGACGAAGAACAGGCCAGAGTATTCCTGCATGGGATCGACTATCCTGATGGCGATAAGAAAACTGAGGATTCGCCAGACCTCAGCGGCAAGGAACCGGAGCCTGAAGAAAAAGAAGAGCCTGTTATCCTGGCAAAAGACAGTAAAAACACTATTCCGTATTCTGAGCTTGAGAGGGCAAGAGAGCGGGAAAGAGCTGCTGACTTAAGGGCCAAGGAGCTTGAGGAATCACTTAAAAGTAAGGATCAGCTTATTGCTGACCTGAAAGCGGCGAAGGCTGCTGACGCCGGAACCGGGGACACGAAAGAACAGGAAAAAGTTCTTGAAGAGTACGCCGGAGAATTCCCGGAATTTATGCAGGATATCAAGCCGTACCTTGAAAGCATGATAAAACAGGGAGTTGCTGTTGGTATCAAGTCTTTCAAGGAAGAGATTGTCAAAGAGATAGAGCCGGTCAAGCAAAAAGTCGCGCAAAGCGAACAACAGGCTATCGAAGCAGACAGGAACTCATGGATAAAGGCGCAGGACGATTTCTTTAAGGCCCCTGAAAACCAAGTCTTTAAAGAAACACCGGCACTTTACGATTATTTGGACGGTGCGGTTAAGATTGTTGCAAGGGATAACCAAAGTCTCGCGCATAGTGATATTCTCACAAAAGCGAAAGAAATGGTTACGGCAGCAATCGAAACGATGCAAGGCGCTCTTGGTAAGAAGCCTGTTGTTGAAGATGTCAAAAAGGAAAGCGCTGAAGACATCAAGAAAAAGGCTGAAGATGTAATCTCAAAGACCAAAGAAACGCCGCCATTTTCTCTATCAGACGTGCCTGGCAGTGCAGCAGCACATCACGACGAAGCAGATGCGTTGGCAAATATGTCAACTACAGCAACAATGGATAAATTTCTGAGCCTTAACCCTGACAAAATAGAGGAAATGCTCAGTAGACTTGTATAGGAGAATAATATGGGACTCACAACCATTGCATATGGCAGCGATCAGGCTGTCAAACTTCAATCAATCGGGCTGTTTGCTGTATGTATGCAGCGGCCTACGGTGCTGAACCGGCTTACCGGGACACTCCCAAAACAATCCCAGGCTGAAGACCGCATGCGGTTCCAGTCTAAAAACGAAATGCCGATTGTCAGATGTATGGATCTGACCAAAACAGCAGGCGATGAGATTACCTTTGATCTCATTAACCCGGTTGGCGGAAAGCCGATTATGGGTGAAAGCTACGCTGAAGGCATGGGCGATACCATGAGCTTTAGCCAGGATTCGCTCAGAATCAACCAAACAAGAAAACCTATTTCTGCCGGTGGGCGCATGACCCAACAGCGTACCCCGCATCAAATGCGGTCTCTTGCAAGGGCACAGGCGCAGAATTACATGACCAGGCTGTCTGACCAGCTGGCCCTTGTGCACCTTGCCGGCGCTCGTGGTTTCCAGAGCGGTAAAGAATGGGTTGTGCCGTTGGCGAGTGACTCTGACTTTTCTTCAATCTGCGTCAACACCGTCAAGGCCCCTACCAATAACCGGCATTTCATTTCAACCGGATCTGGTATTGAGGCTGTTGCGGCAAGTGGTAACGAAATCACGATTCAGACTTCAGATGTAATGAACTCCGATGTCATTGACGGGCTTCGCACAAAACTTGATTCCATGGATATGCCGCCGCCTCCTGTTGTATTTGAAGGAGACCAGATGGCACAGGATTCACCTATGAGGGTATTGCTTGTTTCTTCTGAGCAGTATACTTCTATCCTGCAAAGTTCAAACGGTCAGTTCAGAACATGGCAGTCAAACGCTATGGCCCGTGGACGGATGGCAAAAGATAACCCGCTGTTCCTCGGTGAGGCAGGTTTGTGGAATGGTATTCTTATTGTAAAGATGCCGAAAGCAATCAGGTTCTACGCAGGTGACGCGATCAATTGGTGTGCCACTTCAACCAGCACAACTGAGACAACCACCGATCTGGTCCCGGCTGCGTTTTCGACTACACACGCTGTTGACAGAGCGCTGCTGCTTGGCGGCCAGGCGCTTGCTGAAGCATTTGGCAAGGCCCGTCAATCTGCTGTGCCTTATTTCTGGTCAGAGAAGGAACTTGACCACGGCGACAAGTTGGAAGTGCTTATCGGTATGATTCACGGTATGAGTAAAATCCGCTTCACCATCGATTACGGTGATGACGGTAATCTGCCGACTGACTTTGGTGTTATGGCAATTGATACCGCTGTTCGGCTGGCTGGTGTCTAATAATCCAGGGGTCGCAAGGCCCCTTTATTTCAAGGAGTAATACAAATGGCTGACTACAAAAAAACAAGCATTGATGCAAAAAGCCTCATGTACGGTGGTGCGCCTTATGGCAATAAAACCGTCCTTGAGTTTACCATGCAGACTACCTCTGCCGGTATCGTTTCCAACAGCGACGCAACCGCTGCCCTTGGTAGTGGCGATACTGTTAAACTCGGCATTCTCCCTGGCGGTTTTGAGCTTATGGACTGTTTAGGTATTGTGTCCAACGCCTTCACCGCAAGCTCGACCTGTGCGCTTGGCTTTGCATATGTCGATGGTGA